CACGCTTCCAGGAAACGGTTTCCGAGTAGTGATCGATACCACTGATGCGGATCCGAGCGGTAATCGTACGTCAGCTAGTATTTCACATACCGACTCCGGGTTTGATCCGAATGTTATCCTTACGGTAGAAAGTACGCCGTATCCGGGTGGCCAACATTTCTACGACCAAGATTTCAATCGCCCGACGATCTTCAGTTTGGTGACGGAGTTATTTACGCACCGAGTAAAGGTCGTAAACAACGCCGGTTCGGCAATCGATCCGTATCTCGTGTTTAATTGGCAAGCTAGAATTCTTCACGGTAAATTTGCATTGGACGGTTGGACCGGCCGACTCCCGACGGTGTCTACGGTCGGCCCACTCGCGGTTTCTGATCCTTCTCGATTTGATCCCGTAGGTAAGGTTGACGTCGGATCGCAAACCTTACCGTATCACAAGGTGGATGACCAACTCGTATTGGATGAAGATCCTGCGTGTCCGATACGCGCCAGTAGTGCGGACTGTCCGGATGGTGGAGGGGGTGGAGGCGGTGGCGGTGGGGATGCTGGTGGAGACGCCATCATTCCTTCGAACAACGGCTGCGAGACTATGGGTGATGACGCGTGTGGAACCGGATCCGGATTTGGTGTGGACGGTGCCGGAGCGACTGGCGGGAATGGTCCCACTACGTCAAACGGTTCGCTGTTGTTGACGGCGCCGATAACCATACCGATCCCAATGAACTCACCCATCAACTTCTGGGTGCAGCGAGATGACGTCGCCGCACAGGTTGCGGCAGCAGCGAGAGAAGGTGAAGGGGACGGCATCCATGAAGGTCCGGTGATCTCGGACGACAACATTCTGACCATACGACAAGCAGAGATTCGAGGGGACGGCGAGTTGGCATTGTTCAGTATGCCAATCCGTACGGCGAACTACTCGACTCGTGATCCGAAAACGGCTAGTGGGAAGACGGTGTCTATCAATCTCACCAATCCGCCATTGGTTGGACTCTTCAAGATTCAGACCGTGAGCATCGATGAGATTCATATGGACCTGGTCAACAGCCTCCCACCGGTGTATGCTGTCTCCGCGTCCAGCGTGCGTTTCACCTTAGCGGACTTCCTCCGTAGACTGGCTAAGCAATGATCGAATTTATCGAGTTTGCGAAATCCATATCCTCAATAGGATTTCCCACTCTGCTCTTGTTGATCCTTTGGGGTAGTTACAAGAGTGTTTGGTGTTGGGGAAAGGATTTAGTCAAAGCCGAAGCTCGTGCCGACCGTTGGCAGGATATCGCCTTACAGTCGATTGGCTTAGCTGAGAAGAGTGTTGTAATAGCAAAGCGAACGTGAGCGCGGATATGTGGAATAAACTAGTGCAGCAATGGCGGCAAACGTTCGGGACCGTTCCTTCTGACGCGCCTCATCAAGACGTGGCGTGGTTAGAACGGGAAGAAGCACGACAGATGCAGGAAGTTCGTGAACGACTGGAACGTATCAGAGAACAACTCATCATCATAGACCAAACCAAGACGCATCGGTATTGACCATGACCAATCGATTCTTCTTTCGGATGTTTCTTTTCGTTAGTCTTACAGCATGGGCGGTGACCACATTGTATGATACCTATCCGGCGTGGATGACAGCGGCAACCTTCTATCGTATTTTCACATGGACTATTCTGTTGGCCTGTTTGCATCGGCTCAATAAACTCCTCCTCATCGGTCAGCAAGATCGTATCGCTCGTGAGATTTCCTTACTCGAACTCAAAACCGCAGCGGATACGTTAACGATACAGACGGCTGAGATTGCTGAGAACGTTAAAAAACGAGAGAGTATCGCAGCGGAAAAGGTTCGAGATCAGTTAATAACTATCGACCAGAAGGTCGATGAGAACACCAAAGAAACTCGGAAGGCTGCAGAGGCCAGTGCTGAAGCGGCATCCGTATCGAACTCCGTGAATGAAAAGATTGCCAGTACCAACGCTCATCTCGTTGAGGTGCTCAAGGTGGCGACCAACGGCAAACAAAAGCCGTGAACACCAATCAGATCATTGACGACCTGCTTACGCGCGAAGGACAAGGTAAACCTCCGTATCTGAACACACATGATGCCGGGGGACGTACGTCGTGGGGAATCTCCGAACGTGCGCATCCGGAAGCCTGGCGACCCGGCCCACCGACACGGGAGCAGGCGGCAGCGATTTACCGTCGTGTCTATATCGCACCGTTCTTCGCACTCGCGAAGATCCCCAGTACCGATCGTTTGGTTACGGTATTGGTTGATGATGCCGTGATGTCAGGAGTCTCTTCAGCCATCAAGCGACTGCAGTTCATTCTCGGTCTCGAGATGGACGGGATCATCGGACCAAAAACCATTCAAGCCTTGAAGTGGTTCGGCGCGAACGACATCATCGTGCAACGGTACGTCGTCGAACGTGCGGTACGCATCTCGAGACTCGTACAGCAACGCCCATCTGATCTGCCGTTCCTGACGGGATGGATTACACGCATCCTGTCTTTTCTGCCAGAGGTAAAATAATGAAACGATTGCTTCTACTCGTACTCCTGCTCTGCGTCGTTCCTGGATGTAGCAATCAAGCACCACCCAATCTCACTCCTCAAGCCACTGCGGCCTTTTACAGTCATCGTGTCCAACGAGCATTGGATCTGATTCGTGACACCGTGCAGGACGGCTTCAACATGCAGCCACCGGTGTTCTCGCTCGCGACCGCGCGCAAGGTCACGATCTGGCACAAGGCAATGGTCACCACCATTCACGCAACCCAGAATGGATGGCAAGCGGCGGTAGACACCGGCCTCGATGAACTCCTGCACGCGTTGCCGGAGACCGAGTCTCGTTTGTTGCATCCGTATGCGACGTTGGCCAAAGCGATTCTCAAGGAGGTGATTCCGTAATGATGTATACCCTGTGCTGGATCTTCTTACGGCTCCCTCGACCGATCCGGCACTGGGCCGCTCGACACGTACCCAAGTAAACTTTCACACAAGGAGAGCACATGACACCTCATGTCGGCGACGGAGCAGGACACGGACACAATCGCAAGGAACACCCGATGCACAAGGCCATGCGGTCGAAGGCGATCGGGAAGATCAAGAAGCACTCGGACGTCGAAGGTCGGGTGCGCGCCTTCCTCGATAACGAGGTCGAGGATTTCGAGACCATGCTCGCCGGTGCGTCAGATCCAGCGGTCACCAAGGAACAGATCCTCGCCGAAGTACGTCAGGCGATCGAGGACCGCAAAGGCGACATCGACGAGATCGTGCCGTTCCTCGCGACCGGGAAGGTCCAGGAGTAGTTCACCGCAGTACGACAATCGTTTTTTGTTAAGAGTCAATCATGGCAAAGGCCTCACCGAACTTTCAGGCACAGGTCGCTGCGGCTCAGGCAGCGGCACAACGCGTGAAAGATGCGGCTCGTGCCGCAAACAACGATGCCGCGAGCAAGGACAAACTCCTTGCAGCGGCTCACGATCTCAAAGACGCCGTAGACGCGATCGTTTGGGACGACTAGTCCCGAACAATCTCTACCTCACGTATCGTCAGAAACGAAAGGAACTCCATGGCTAAGAAAGATCCGAATCACGAAGCGCAAGTCGCGGCTGCACAAGCAGCGGCACGTGCGTTCGTGGAAGCTCCCAGTGCTGAGAATGCGAAGAAGCTGAGAGCCGCAATCGACACCATCGTCTGGTCGGACTAGTTCTTCCACCGATACTTCCCGTATCCACCGGGGTACGGGAAGTTCTTTTCGGAGTATCTATGAATCCATTGATTGCATTGGCGCTCGAACAAACTCCCAATCTCATTCTCGCGTTGAAGGCAGCGTTCGCCAAGCGTCACCCGGACCTTCCGGAACCGACTAGTGAAGAGATCATCGCCGCATACAACTCCGCGTTCGTGTCCACGGTCGCGAAGGACGACGCGTTTCTCGCGGCCCATCCCGATGGAGGAGGACTGTAATGACGAAGAAAGTTACCGCAGTGGCGGTCGTGGTTGCTGATGCCAGTGGCAAAGCGATCCCCGGTACCGTCGCCTATCTCAAAGCACCGGAGCTCGTCGGCGGGTTTCTGTTCGCCATCACCAACGACAAAGGCTACGCGTTGTGGCCTGAGGTACCGGTCCCGTTCACCGGTGTGCTCCAACTGGCTGCTGCGGCCGCTCCGTACGGTTCCAGTGCCGATCACGGCGGTGAGCCGGTCAACATTCCGGACGGCAACAATATCACCATTCGCGTAGGACCCACTCCGGCGAATCCACAAGACGTCCAATTACCGCCAGCGTCTTTTCGTAAGGCCGGGGGTGGGAGTCCGACCATCAACGGCCGACTGCGAGGGAACGGACCACGCTTGTTCGACAACAGCGGTCCCTGGAAGTGGAAGATGGCGACCGGCTTCGATGCGCTCCGGTTGCTCATCACCGGCGGAGAAACGCAACTCCTGAACTACCTGCACTGGATCGCGTCCATTCGTGGCAACGGGATCCGTATGTTCTGTAATTGGAAAGTCACCGGTCTTGACTTCCGTCAAGTGCCGGATTACTTTGCGTGGGTTCGGCGATTGGCCGTACTCACGAAGAATGAAGGCATGCGGGTGGAGCTCTGCGCTGTGTGCGATTTCATTCCAGAATCACTGACCGACGAACAGGCGTTTATCAACGCGATAGCGGAAGTCTGTTCGGAGTTCGAGCACATGGTATTGGTATTCGGCAACGAGCCATATCAAAACATGCAGAACCCGGAGTGGATTGTCAAGCCGGGATTCGAAGTGTTGATGGCGCGCGGGATGTGCAATCCGAATGACCCGGCCGCCGTACCGTATCTACCGTCCGCAGGCTTCACCACCTACCAGACCGTACGCTCCGATGACTGGATGCGCAAGGTCGGGAAGGACGGGATGGAAATCCGGAACGGCTTCGGCGATTCGTTCCCCGGTACCCACGACGCGACCATCAACACCGAGATGATGGGTGCCGCCGAAACCTATCAACCCGGTCGTCGGTCCAATCGTCCACCGGAGTTCTTCATGGCCGGTGCCGCAGCCGCGATGTTCAACTCCGGGGCGACGGCGCACGGCGATAGTCAGACGATGCAGTGGTGTGTGGTCCCTGGAGAGATCGAAGCGAAGTGCGCATCCGAACTCTTCCGTGGGATTGATATCGTACCCAGCGATGCGCCAGTGTGGGACTACGCACGCTACGGTCCGGCGGCACCCGGTGTCCCGATGCCGGTCGAACCCGATCCGATCGACGGTGACGGAGATAACGTACGCATCCATGCGAAGGTCGGCGACACCATGGCGGTGGCTGTCAACTATCGATATTTGCTGCCGGGACATGACGCATGGAAACCGAAGGGCGTCAACGGATGGCGTGTCGTCGAACAGGACGGCTCGTATGTGCGGTGCGAGCGGTAGATGAAATATTTACTTCCGTGCACGGTGTGCGGAAAAGAACGATGGACGGATCAGTTGGTCAACCATTCCGATCTTTGTCAATCTTGTGCGGCCTCACTTCGTTACGCACGCGAACGTCAGGCCGCACTCTTTCCCAAACTCCGTCAGGTCCAATCGATACTTGCACGGATGAAAATGTTTGCACAACCGTTGCCACGACTCCGTGTCACTTTCAGTTCGAAAAATGTTATTCATTCGGTAGTGGCATTGAAAGATGAGCTCGATCATTTGGAAAAAGAAGTGGCTGTCCTCTGCGACGACTGGACGGCGGAACAACTTGCCATCATCCCGTGCGTGTCCACGCAACTACGCCGGAACCCGACCACACGGCCGGTTCCTTCCCATCCTAAGGCCTCTGTTCCCTCCTCAGGCGTCAGGCCTTCATACCCCGTAAGGACCCACCGAACGCCCAGCTAATTGCTTAGGAAGGCCTTCCCGGCCTGTCCGGCTCACAAGGCATCACCAAGGTTGGGCGATCGCCGACCTCAGACGGGGGTAGGGTGGGGGACAAATCGATGGTTCCTAACCAATATGCCGTTAAACCCCGTGTTCCCTAAGGTTTAACGGCCTAATCTAGCTTATGGGGAATGTCGCCTAACTGACTGTAAACAAAGGCTTAATAGGTATAGCGGACGTAGGGCGGGTATGGCCCGGAGGAAGGCGGTCGTCTCCCGGCCGAAACCGGAACGGACGACCCGGAGGTATCGGCGGAGTCTTGACACGGACGTGCGTAACCAATCGTGTAACTTTGGATGACACGTCGCACACATGGTGATACCATTTCTAACCGTGAACTTAAATTCGGGATGTAATTCTTTTGGAAGTAAATGATGAGCGGCGATTCTACTCGAACCGCAAACCACACATTGATAATGGTCGCGATCAAATACTCGCATCTTCCAAATCCAGTGTTGCGATGCACTAAGTACTGGACCAGGTCTAATTCCGGATCTCAATTTATACTTAGCACGTCGGGTAGATGCGAGATGGGATGCGAAATGATTTCTCATGCTAGGAGAGGACCTTCGCCCCCATGGCGGGACCGGGGGACGGGAAGGGGATCGGGGACGCGGCCGGAACCGATGCTACTTTCAGTTTCGGTTTCAGGATCGATGCGAGTTTAAATCCTTTGGTGCCCTTGATGCGATGCAACCGAATCTGTAAGCCGGTGGTGCGAGATTTTTCTTCTGCGGTCGTGTAGATGCCGCACCGTGTAATACATTCGTGGACGTAGTCGGAGACCCGCCACTTGTGCTTGTATGAACTCCCGCTGCGCACGACGATGTCGAGCACGTGCAGATCCTGTAACAGTCGGAGGACCGTCGCTACGGGGTAGCGTGTCATCCTCGCGAGATCGGCGGTGGAGATCGGTCCCTTCTCGTGTTGCAGATGCAACGTGCGTAACATGTCCTCCGTGCGTTGCATCACGGTATCGAGCATGACCTTCTTCACGATAAGATAATCCTCGTCGTTGACTTCTTCTCGCTTGTGCAGCATGGCTACGGACCGACACAGCTTTGCCAGTTGAATGCCCAACCGACTTCCGACTTCGGCCGTTGGTCTGGAGGTCATGATGTCGTTGCGGTAGGAATCCCGTGACACCGTCCCACGCATGCGGGCACCGAACTTGCCAAGCCAGATGATACGGTCCTTGAGCTCCGGAGGAATAGTCGGCAACACCGTTCCCTTCAAGGATCGATTGACGTACTCCCGCACCACGTCCTTGATCTCCTTCCGCATCTTAGTTTCCCGATCGGTGTTGTCAATTGCTCTCGAGATGATTTCGTACTCGTCTGGATGCACCAGGTTGTCGGCCAAGCTGAACTTCAGGAACCGTTCACCGAGTTGTGCGTGTCGATAGCCCAGGTCGTAGATCATCGGCGTCACGGCGGCAATTACCGTGAACCGAGAGATGTAGTTCCGTTCAACGCCGTTCCCGAACATCTTCCCGCAGGTCCCGTCATAGGCGTCGCGAAGGATGCTGAAGATCTCTTCCTTTTCCTGGTCCTTCTGCCCCATGATGGCGGTGAAATCTTTGATGACCAACGTCTTGCCATTGAGTTTCGGAATCAGCGACGGGTCGCCCTTCGAACCCTTCTCACTGAATCCAGAAATCAGCGAGTGCGGGGTCACGGTACTGGTAGCGTAGATGTCCTCATTCAAGTCGGACAATGAGGAGATGAGTTCGGTCTTCGCCGATCCTGGTGGGCCTACGAGAAACAACCACACCGGCGGACCTTCGAGTCGCGTGGAAATCAAGGTCGCCAACAGGACATCGATGCCGTCAGTGCTGTCAAGGAACAACCACTTCTTAAAGATGTTGTGCACATCGTGCAAGGTCGGTGGTCGTTTCCATACCAGCTTCTGCTTTCCTCGAACGGTCTTTCGAATGACAAATGACTCTGGCCGTGCTGGCGGGAGTTCACGCACACGTGGTGTCGGCTCATACAGGAGCGAGAGTCGTGCCCAGGATTTCTTCGGCGTGCCTTTGTTCAGACCGTAGAGAATCCAATCGCGGACATCGAAACCTTCAGGTAGGTCATCCGGCCAGTGCACGTAGGACACGGACCGGGTCACTCCGGCAAACATCTTGTGCGCCATCTGCTCACCGGCTTCACCCGCACTGTCCTTGTCGTAGTGCGTATGAACCGTGCGTCCCTGGAACCACGGCATCCATTCGGATTTGAGAATGCCGGCTCCAGGCACACCAACGCAGACTCCACGGATACCGATCTTGCTCATGATGTAGTGCGCAGCAATGGTATCCCATTCGCCTTCGAAGAGATAGACTGGGTCAGACCGACGGGTCATGTGTTCGGCACCCAACAATCCGACATGACAACCGCTAGTAGATATGATACGTCCACCAAGATGATAGATGCGAATGTCCACCACGTCACCGTTCAGGTTACGCACTGGGATCATGTAGTTGCGACCAATCCTTGAAGGCTTTCATTGGCAGGCCGCGATCATCCGCGAGACGTTTCAGAACCTCATCCGTCATCTGCGACACGTACAGCTTTGAGATCTGATGAAGGAATTGTGCGATGTTGCCGGACAGTCCGGCGGTCTTACTATCCCACAAGCCGGTTTTTATGTTGACATAAAACTTATCCGGTTTGCCGGTGAATGGGCAGGTACCGTATCGTTCATCTCCACGCTCTCCTGTGAAGTCCACACCGTGAGTTTCGAAGGGTCGAATCTTGTTTGAAGTCGTAGGCACCGCGTATCCTCACAGAGAAATTTCCTTCGCCTCGGACCAGTTGGTTTGCGTCCACTTCATTCCAACCGGCAAGGGCACGGGAAGATTTGGGACCACATGGGAGTCGAGTTGCATGATCTGAATAATCTCACGCATCAACCGCTTACTGTGGTCGTCTCGATGGATTTCAGAAATCGCTTCGTCATGTACGGTTCCGATCACGTGCGACCCTTGGTAATCCTCTATACCGTCCTGACCACGCGTCCAGATGCCCGGATAGTTCGTGGTCAGATGTTCGTTGGTCCGCACGATCGCCCGCTTCATGATCTCCGCACTGCTGCCTTGAATCTGATAGTTAACGGCCTTGTACGCGAACGACTTGTCAATCGGATACTCACGGCCAAACAGATTGACCAATACGCCGGTATCTCGCACACGGCCTATGGTCTCATTCATGTACTCCTTCACACCCGGCAGGTTCGCGTTGAACTCGGCAATGAATCGCTTCGCTTCTTTCAGCGTGCAGCGAATGAGGAAGGCGATCTTCCCAACCCCGCCACCGTACAATCTCGAGAACAGAATCATCTTGGCGCGTTGCCGCCACCACTTGATGAGGCATCCCTTCTTGTGCAGCGTCTTCTCAACATCCCATATCAAGACAAACTGTTTGTTGCGCCGCATCTCCTGTTCGACTTCCTTCCACCGTCCGCAGGTACAGAAGTCTTTCCGGTCATGCCAGGCTGCTCGCGCGGTCGAGAGATGGAAGTCACTGCCCGAGAGCAGCGCTTGCTTCATCGATTCTTCGTTCGCTTCAAACGCAAAGACCCAGACCTCAATCTGCGAGTAGTCCGGCATGTACCAGATGTAGCCGGGTCGTGGGCCGTAACATTCACGCTGACGAGCTCTAATGTGAGAATGCCGTCTAGAGGTTTCAGCGGAGGCAATCTGCTGGGTGTTGGGATCATGACAAGAGAAACGTCCAGTCTTAGCTCCTGCGCTATCCCAAGCGGGATGGAGCAATGCTGAACCGTCGGCGCGGAGACATTTGAAGAACTCATAACTATCGATGTACTCAATGACCTTCTTTCCGGCTTTCCATTCGAGTACTGCTCGAGATAATTTGCAACCGTCCTTAGCATCCCCATCAACGTCGGCACCGGCAGCCGAGCCTCGTGCCCAGACCATGAGTTGTTCGGCATCGATCTTCGGTTCCGGACCTTTGTACTTACCGCCTTTGGTTTCATGTTCTGCCTCGTAGCCCAACTTGTCGATGAACACTTCGACCATCTGCTTGGGCGATTGCAGATTGAGTTCCTTGTAGCCCATGCGGTTGATGGTCCGCCGGTGCATCTTCATGTACGAGGTATAGAACTTCTTGAGCTCAAGACCGGCCTCGGACAGATACGTCATCCCGACGCGTTCCATGTCCATGGCCGTCCGCATGGTGCGGAGCTCCCACCGGTACACTTCCCAGAGTCGTCCACCGAACTTCTTGTTGTGGTCAAAAATCTTTCGGTAGTATCGATAGAGACCGGCCGTCCGCACACCGTCCGTGCCACCGTATTCGTTAACCAGATCCTCGAGTTCTGGCAACCAGTAGTCCGCTTCGGCCGGGTGTCGGCCGTGCGTCTCTTTCGTGGCGATGGCCCAATCCTTACTCTTGGCGATACGTCGTGCACCGGCCAGTCCACGTTTCAGACGCAGGAGATCTTTGTCACTGATCCCGAGATACTTCTTCGCCAGTGGCTTCAATGCGTAGGTGAATTCGTTGGTCGGATTGGCGACACGCGCCATGACCCTGGTGTCGTGAACTTTGCAGCGCCAGTCGGCTCGGATGTCTGATTGAATTGTCATCGCCTTGTCGAACTGCGCATGGTGACAGACCACACGCATGTCCGGGTTGCTGACAATCTTTTTGAACCATCGGAGCTCGGCTTCGATGCCCTTGTATTTTACTTGCCGCGTATAAGGATTAATACGCGGTGCTCGAACAGTGACGGTGTCCCCATCCAAGTTGGTGAACACAAACAGGAACGGTCGGTCTGGATAGATACCGACCTTCTGCCGGAAGGCGGACGGCCACGGCCACAGGCCGGTGGCCTCTGTATCGAAGATGAGCGTGTTGCGAGGCAGCTTAAGCATCACGTTCTTTCTTCAACAGTTCCAGATGGTACGCACATACGTATCGATAAAGACCGTCTACAATAACGAATGATACGCACGGATCTCCACACCGAACAGTTTCGTCTTCAATCTGTTTGTCGGCTTCACACGGCAGACCTGCGGAGGTATGTCCTTCCGGAATGAGAATTTCTCGATGCATCACCCTACCAAGTCGAGGCAGGCACCCGACATGTTCATGGCCATCTCACTGGTCGCCAGGGATGCAATGAACTCGGCAACCACCGGCGGTTCGAGTTCTAATCCCGTCACACTGCTTGATCGAAAATAATTCATTGCCTCTTCTGCTGTCCAACCTCGGATCTCCTGTACTCGTTGGTCGATGTAGGTAGACATTGCCGTGTGTGCCATCTTGCCTGGACGCACGCCGATGATGCTCAGCTGACGCGGCTTGGTGAGCTCGCGCGCCATCTGCTTGGTGGCCATGTCCAACGCGGCCTTGCTGCAGTTGTACGCAAGTGAGTGCCGCATCGGTCTCCATGCCGCATCGGAGATGATATTGACGACGACCGCTGGCCGACTGAAATGTTCGAGAAAGCATTGCGTCATGAATACCGCCGCCATGAAATTGACATCCATGATGTGTTGGACGAATCCCGGTGTCAACTCCTCGAACGGACAGATCGCATTGGTACCGGCGTTGTTGACCAACACATCTACGGTATCGAACATGCACATGATCTCGGACACACACGTTTGAATGGGCGACGCGTTCTGTCCAGCTTCGTAGAACACGAGCTCGGGATCCTTTGATACCTGCACGCCGTCATGCGACGTGCCGATTACGGTATGTCCACGTTTGCGGAACGACGAGCACAAGGCTTTGCCCAGACCTGCACTCGCTCCGGTCACTACTATGTTCATAATGGTTTCTCTCCTTGCATCGCTTCCAAACGAAGGATGATCTGAATGCCGCGTGCGCTATATACTGCCAGGTCCGCAAGGATTTCGAGGACCTGGTCCGCGTCGGCTTGTGGAACTGGTGACGGCCGTACCATTGTCTTGAGTCGGCCGAACTTCCGCTCGATGTCCTGGTACAGTGATTGAATCTCCCATCGCCAATCCTTTTCCATTTCATCGTATCGGAAGGGACCGTAGCCATCTACCTTGCGTGCTGCGATCTCTTCCAGTGCACAGATAATACGTTTGAACTCCTGATGTACTTCCGTGTTGTGGTCGAACGGATAAGATGGACCGGGTGTGAGATATCCGGCTAGTCGCAACAAACGTTCACGCAACTGACTGAACACCCGTTGCCGCAAGTGCTTACCGTCTACCGTGGTTGACATGTGAGAATTCCTCCACCATCTCGTCGATCGACTTGTGAGCCGTCAGACGTTGGATCACCTTGGTGAAAGCACCAATCTTCGACACGGTATCTACGAACGCGTATAAATACCGGCGTGAGGTGTTGAGATGATCTGTGGTCAGTGACACTTGAGCGACGGTGTGGTCCAAGGAATTCCACCACGTCAGTTCGTTCACCAAGTACTCACTATCGGGAATGTGATAACCGAGATGAGACAAACCTTCACCAGGATCACCTTGAATCAGCTGGACACTCGCGCCGGAGCACAGCTGAATGAGTTCGAGTTCTCTCGTGGGCACGATATCGTAATTGAAGGCCAGTCGTACTTCGAAGGCGGACCCCACCGGCTGGCGGAGATAACGTGGATGCAAATACACATGTACCGCATGCACATGGTCCATGACCCACGGACTCTTGTTACTTTGTTCGAGGAGAAAGGGATACACGCGATCAAGCTCCCTGGTTCGCTTCGCGATGTCCAGGGTCTTAAGTGCAATCTGTTCGTAGGGACGCATGACGACCTCACCATCGAAAATGAACCGACCGACATCATACGTGTCGGCCGGTTCGTAGTGAATTACTTCTTGCCCTTCTTTTTCTTCTTCGGTACCGCCGGCACTTCGACTTCCACGATGTCGTCGAACGGAATCTTCCGCTTCTTGCCGTTCGTCTCGACACGCACTTCGCTGGTCTTCGGGAAGATGTCGAGTACCGTGCCTTTCAACTTCTTGCCCTTGTACTTGTACGTAACGTCGGAGCCGACGGAGAGTTCGACATCTTCGGATGCGTCATCGTCCTCATCCTCGTCTTCGTCCTCATCCTCGTCTTCGTCGTCAGCGTCGTCGTCCTCGTCGTCGTCCTTCTTTTTCTTGGACGTCTTCTTGGATGACTTTTTCTTCTTGTCATCCTCGTCCTCATCGTCCTCGTCATCATCATCGTCGTCGGACTCTTCTTCCTCCTCGTCGTCTTCTTCCTCGTCATCGTCATCCTTCTTCTTCTTGGATGACTTTTTCTTCTTCGGTTCTTCTTCCTCCTCCTCCTCGTCATCGTCTTCTTCAGCTTCCTCGTCCTCCTCACCGTCTTCGTCTTCGGCATCCTCGTCGTCATCGGATCCCTTGACGGCCACGATGTTGACATTCTGGAAGTCACCCTTGGTCTTGAGTGCGATCTTCGCTTCCGGCTTCTCCTTGTTGAGCTCCTTCAAGATACTCTTGAGATCGGATGCGTCTTCGACTTCGTCTGTGTCGAAGCCCAGCTTGTCGAGATCGATGAGCAAGTACTTCAGGTTGTCCTCGGTCTCAACACCCCGATAGTCGAACTTGGTCTTACCCTTGTAGTCGCCGCTCAGCAGCTTCCAGGAGATGACCACCTGGAGCCGACCGCTGCCGGATTCTGCGAGTTCGGCCTTGACGACCTTCGCCTTGTACCGGCCGTCATCGAACTCTTCAAACCCGCCACTCTTCTTACCTTCTTTCGCGCCTTCGAGATGCTTCTTCAACGCACTTGCCAGACGCTTGTCGAGATCCATTTTCTTTGCCACTGCAACTCTCCTTGTGTGAACTACCGTTTGATCTTGAACGACTTCGCTTTCTTCTTCGGCGCGTCCTCCTCTCGATCCTCGCGTGGCGGTACATACTCATTGTTGAAGGCCGCGACGAGATTTCTGTAGCCGCGTTTGGCAGATCGACCCATGTCGATCGCACGCACTGGCTTGTCGTCTGGTGTGCGGAATCGATTGACCAGTCGGTGACCGGCTGAGATGTGGTCATCGCCCTGGATCACCAGCCGTCGGCGGTCTCCGTCATACATGTAGTACGCCCAGATGTCTACCAACGGCTCGATGACTTTCCTCGCTTGATTGGACATGGTCGGCACGATACGGTCATAGGAACCGCCCCCACGTCGCTTCACTTCACGCTCCTCCGTGTGCGTGATGAGAATCAATCCGACACCGATATGAGATAAGGTCGTGATGAACCGATCGAACTCTTTCCGGCATTCAGCGTAACCCTTGCCCCAGTCTTCATCGGAGAGATTCTTAATGGCCAGCTTGTCGCAGGTGTAGTCGTCACACAGTTGATACAACTTGTCTACTGTGTCCACGATGATCGGTCCGAACTTCTTCCCGGCTTTCTTCAACGCTTTGGCTGCGTCCTTTGCGGTGCGCCAGTCCGTGATGTCGGACTTGCGAATACGTAACCCGCGATAGCCGACTTCCGTTGCGAGGAAGTAAGACTTCTCGGTACTGAACTCTGCCGCCAATGTAGTCTTCCCGATCTTCTTCTCACCGCTCAAGAGGATGATGTAGTCCTCAATGTGCGAGCTCGGTTCAGTGAGCTCATCCGACAGGACAAACTTCTCGCGTGGTGCCTCATCCTCGTCGTCCCGGCGTTTCTTTTTCTTCCCGCCAGGTTCGCGTCGTACCACTGCCATGGATCCCTCCTAACCGTGCTTCAGCTTCTTCACCTTCTTCACGAGTTTCAGTATGTACTTCCGTGTTCGCCGTTCGAGTTTATCGAATTGCCGTTCGAGCACATCGATACGTGCGTGTGCCGCTCGCACATTCCGAAGCGTCGCATCTTGCGGGTTCTTTTTCTTTGCCATCACTTCACCTTGTCATGAGGATAGGTGCCGTTGGTTGGAATCCAGACGATGGGGCCACCGGCCATACTGTCTGGATGGAGTACGAAGAACGGCATCTGCTCCGGACGATGCTGTCGTTCCAATCGATCCTTCGGCACGAAGCGATGCAATGGGGCGATCGGGCCTCTGTCGTTCTCACACACCGAACAGACACGCTCATCCGGAATCGGCGTGTGACCGGGAACCTCTTGCATCTCGTAGTGGTTGCTGCCGGCATGCCCACAGGTAGCGCAGTCGTCGTAGGGCGACGGATACTTCCGGTCTGGTGGCCACGATTGCAAGGCGGCAAACTTCGCGGCCTTCGCACGGTCGCTGTGGCTGCCGAGATACTTGGATAGGAGCGGTGGGCACTTCATCTTGACTTCTCTCAGCATCAACTGCGCCACGCAGTTGAACTCCCAATCCATGATATGTTCCAGGCGGTTGGCCAGCACGCCGGAGAGAGCGAGGTAGTTGTATTGATCGTGGATGTAGGTCTGCATCCCCATGAACAGCACGCGTCGCGCGTCCTGCCACGGAATGCCGGCATCCACGAGTGCAGCGTACAGCTTTCGGCCGTCCATGATATGTTTCTCGATCGCCGCACGCATGGAGTCCTGACGTTCCGGTGGATCATACGACACGAGATACTGATCGAGTGGATGCCAATCCGTGATGCAATGCTTCAGCGAACCATCCGGAGGAAGATCCGGTGCACCATGTAAATGCGACCCGGCTTCTTCCGCCTCACACATCCGACGCATGGTCTCTGGCATGGTCCAGGCCCGGTGCCGCCAATCGTTATCGCGCCCACCATGCTGCATGAATCCGGCTCCGAGTCTGGTACGAACGTTCTGGTGTGTGAAGGCTCTGCTCACCCCGTCGATACAGAAGTCGAAGGTAACTCCCTCCAACACTTGCTGTAGGGTCTTTCCGGCGAAGCATGACTCGACGTAGTCCCGCTCATTCTTGTCCAGGGCGCACCACCCGGTTTCGTACTCCCACTGTTCATCACCTACTGATCGATGGTAAGTTCTGTCCACGGTTCGCGATGGGCTCTCTCCCCAATTCGCTTGCAGGGCATCGTACATCGAGGTGAACAAGTTCTCGACCGGTCCCCATCGATCGAGCGTCACGTACAAACTCTCCGGTCCATAGGTGATTGGATTCTGCGGCTCCTCTCCGGTGTGGATTGCATGCGGGCGATGTTTGGCGTCAGCGTAGTCTGCCATCTTCTTCTCCTTCTCTTGCGATGACTTGTGTTAGTGATTTCACAATGAGTAATCCGTCTGAGTTTTCCGCTCCCTTCCTATTCAGCCAATAGGCCTTAATTCCTTTCGAGAGATATTGGTTAATGAAGCGCATGTCGTCATCGACCGCAAAGACGACATGTGACCTAAGTGAGACGTGTTCGTACTCTTCGAGTCGATTCGCTTTGTCATCGGCCCACCAGAGATAGTCAAACGGTAGATCATTGCTGTGAAGCCAGGTGATCGTGTCGGTGAAGATGTTCGGGTAGCGGTCGATCGGCCTGCTGGTGACCAAAATGATTTTCCAATCCTGACGTCGGCACCAGTCGAGAAAGATCATGGCGTCGGGGAACACTGGCAAGGTTCGTTTCCCACCTTGCGTGCGGAAGCCGTGCTTGACCGCATTCCATTCGCTGGCTGATAGACCGACACTAGTAGCATTCACATAGTCATGTGAAGCTCGTAATCGATCTAGGTTGTCGGCTAGTCGAATGGTCAGGGTGTTAGACAGTTTAAGCAAGGCCGGTGCGTGTTCCTTTGCCCACGTACAAATACCGTGAATGTAGTCGGCTAAGACGTTATCGATGTCTACCAACACACATGGACCATCGATCGCTTGCATCCATTCTTCTTGGTAACGATACTGCACCACTCGACTCTTAGCGTAATACAGTTCTTCGAGTTGGTCAATCGGGAACTCTGCGAGCTCGGCACAGGACAACCAGTACTTGAACATGTCCACGAGCTCTTCATGTGAGTGCGCGACGTTCTGAAGTTTGCCCTGCCGACGTCGATGAGACTTCCATTCAAAGGTGCGGAGGAACTCTCCGGTCTCTTCAATCATCCCGAGTGCCAGATCCTTCAACCGCAATCGAAATCGATTCGCATCTTCTTCCGTGTCAGTCGGACACGTTAACGACGCCGGAAAGATTTGTTGATTGAATGCCCGTTGATCTTCGTACATGGCCTTTAGATTCACAACGTCCCCTTCCATGCCAAGATATGTTGCCAGGTCTGGTGCGCGAGCTCGTCTGGTCGCCAGGTAGCGAACCGGCCGAAGCAGAAGGTATCAAATATCTTCAATCCCCGAAGCACGTCCTCACTCTGAGGATGCGAGTGAATCTTACCAATCGGTAACGGCTTCACATCGGGACCCGGCTGCAAGGTTTCATAGAACATCTTGTCGGCGGTCATCGTTTCTCGATACCATCGACTTGAAGGATCAGAGAGGTAGTTCAAGCGCATCCCAGCATAGGAGCCGTCGATCTCTTTAATGTGCAAGTAGATACGGTCTTGTTTCCACGGTTCGTAGACTGGCGGTGAGATGAGACAGAGTTTGAGGAAGGCGTCTAGTGGGATGGTGTTGAGCAGTACATCATATTCAATGATGCGACCGTCCGCCATTCTAAGCTGGTGTCCGGACAAGTCAACGGCCTTGACGTGTTGGTTGTATTCGACACGCGGAGTTGGTAGTTGACTATGCCAGCCAGTGGTGATATGTTGAAACTGTAGTCCCCAATCGCCACCGTCCTGCTCCTTGCCGATCTTCCGTTTGTAGGCGAGGATCGATTCCGGCATTGGTGGTAGACCGTCTACAAGAGTTTCGACTTCGAAAGAATACGACTCGACACCGGGAATCGGTTCCCACAAATATTGCGGGCCCACTCTGGTCTCGAGATGATTCGCTGGAGCGGTCTTACGCCAATCCAGGAGTCGGACGGATGGCATGGCCCACTGAAGCAGTTGACCTACGAAGCCACCGCCGATGACGACGACATGCGCAAGTTCGAGTCTCATTCGTTGTTCACCCGGAACGGGGATTCTGCACTTACCTTTTGCGGCTGCAACGCTTTACCGAAGTTCAGTTGGGATAACCACAACCGTCCTCGCATGAGGACCACAAACCGTTCGGGCCAGGACAACGTCCAGCAGGTGATGGTGACCCGGTTGTCGCTGAAGGCCGGTAGATCTTTCACCTCACTGCCCGGTGCGCCTACCCAGATACGTGTCTGTTCGGGGAATGGAATCGGTTTCACGCTTCCTCCATCTCGGTCAGGATCTCTTGTTTGAGATAGAACCGACTACGATCGCCATGACCGCACATCGGCAAGAACATACACGTGCCGTATTTGTTTTCACAGTAGTCGCTGTTCGTGTAGTGGCCACTCTCTCCCTTCCACCATAACAGAAAGTCTGACACCACATCTTCGAGCTCCTGCTGCCGTCGGAAGAGATCCTGACTGTCCACCGTCATGCGCAGGCGAAGAAAATAATACTCCGGCCGCTTCTGCACATCACGGATGATGCGCTGAGCGAAGGCCTGCATGTCTTCGCCTTTCTTCGGCTTCACAGTCGGTCGTCGCACGATGTTGTACAGCAGGCCTTTCGGAACCTTGCCTTTGTAGATGATCTGGAGGATGAGCAGATAGATGCCGACCTGCATCTCGTGCGGCAGAATGTCGGTGAGATTGGACTCGCCAGACTCGCCGATGCGGGATTTGGATTTGGACTCGAACAGCCACGGCCGCGACGCACTGCCTTCATGAAAGCTAGCGTCAATCTTACCGCGTAGGAAGGTCTTCATCTTCTTATGCGTGATGGGATGCGTCACTGTGAACGGGTGGAGGAACTCGTGCTCCGGTTTGTTCCATTTCAGTTTGAAATCTTTGTGCCAGAAGCGGAAGTACATCGGCAACACGCCTTCTGCAATGGCGCAGGTCACTTCCAACCGTTCAAGCGTTTCCGCATCGGCCTTCGGATTCTCGGTGCGCCATTGTTTCTCGATCATGGCGACATGCGTCACGACATACTTCGTGGACGGTGCCTTGGTTAGTTTGCCGGCACGCACGTCTTCAAGCACCTTCTGTAACAACGAGTGCATGATGGTGCCGAACACC